TAACGCTTTACCTCTCTTTCCATAACAGGTAAACGATACATTCTACCGTTTCTGTTTACAACTTCAGTCTGTAGAAAAGGTCCTTGAATATAAAGAGTCTTCTTACCGTTGATTGTTTCGGTAAGAACTTCTACTGATTCGATTTCTTCGGTAATGAGTTTCATTATGCTTGTCCTGTGATTTGTACTTGTTGGAAATAAAGTGTTCCTGAACCGACTCCGTATGCAGAAATCTTATTCGAAACAACTACTGATGCATCTGCTGCAGAGAATGCTGTTACAATTCCACTTGAATTGTAATTTACAGTCATTCTAGTTTGGAAGTAACCATCAACACCTGCAGTGTTATCGATTGATAAAACTTGTTGATGAGTAAAGTTGTAGTATGATTGACCAGTAGCAGTTAGAGTTACATAATCACCAACTGCAAATGGAACTTGAGTTCCTTCTGGAACAGTAACAATTGTTGTTGTTCCTGTTGTAACTCCAACAACTCTATTTGATGCTTTAGTTAAACCTAAAGTTACAGTCTCACCTGAAGGAACATAGTAATCAGTATTAGTTGCTGCAGGAGTAACTCCAATTGCAACGTGGGCAGAACCACCAACTGCAACTACTCTCAAAACACTAGACTGTACTGTGAAAGCAGATGATGTTGTTGCAGCACCTGCAGTGAATGTAAATGAGGAACCCGCCCCAACTGGTCTATGAGCCATTATTTTAATAGTACACTTTTAGTTATTTATTATTTAATCAATCTTCCAAGAAAGTAATGGCAGAATCAACCCTTGTTAGTTGTGAGGAAGATGAGACTGCCATTGATAATATAGTTTTTGGTGGAATTACAATTCTTAAATCAGTCACATCTATCGTTTGTGGAGAACCTGTTGCAACTGAAAATACTGCAATCGGTGTTCCAGAAACTACTGCATCAGTTGTTGAGTATGAAGATGCGTCTGATAGGGGAGTGAAGTTTAATTTAGATGTTGTTGTTGGATTTAAGTAGAGATAAACCAAACAAGGGGCAGATGCAGATGCAACCGCACCTATTGCAATTTTATTAATAATAAGTTCTCTTGTATTGATTTTATTATTGGATATTAGATTTCCTTTGACTGACAATATATGTGTTATTGTGTTTGCAGATATATTATCAGTTCTAGAACTATATGCTGCGATTGGATAATTTGTTGGATTAACTAGTCCTTCAATGGCACCTAACATTGATGCACCAGAAACTGTTACACCAGTTCCAGTATTCCCACTTAACTCTGCAGCAACATATCCAATCTTTAATGATGGATTGTCCAAGTGAACATCAGTATTTCTATTACTATAATGTTCATGATGGAAGAAAATCATATCTCCATTCAGAGGATTTTCTATTGCATAACGCATTTCACCAGCACCCAACCATCTAAAGTTAATCTGATATACGTTTAACTTTTGCGGGTTCAGTGTAACACCTGAAGGATTTGTGGTTCCACCAACTCCAGTTAATGTATCAAAATTCCAATCTTCTTGATAAGTCCAATTTTCTGTTTGAGTAACACCAGTTTGTAGGGTTGATGATGTTGCTACAAGAGTTCCAGAACTTGTAATTGAGAATGTCCCCGATTTTGGTCCTAAACTATTTGATAAAAATACAACTTGACTGTCATCATAATCAACAGTCCAACCACTAAAAGAACTTGTCCCTATTGATGTGGCGTTTTGTGTTGTTGTTCCTGATGGAATTGTAATCGTCGTTGCAGTTCCAGCAAGTGTTACTGTAATTGTTTCAGTTCCACTTGCGGCATTTGTGATTAGAAATCTATGAATGTGTGCTTTTCCACCATTCTCACGAAGAATTCCAAACTTTCCATTGGTATTAAACCCAACAACTAAAGATTGTTCTTGGGTAAAAAATCCTGCTCTTTGTGTATATCCAATCCTACCAGTATCAAACTGTGCGGTAAATCTTGCAAGAGCACCTTGTCCTGGACGATACCTTACTGCTCTTTTTGAACGGATTACTCCATATCCATAAGCACCCGTTCCGGTTTTTACCGTCATCAGAGTGCTTGTTGTTGTAATTCCAGTTCCTGAAGTATATGTCTCAAATTTATTTGAGTTTAAACCATATAGTCCATCAAGTTGAATAACTGGAGTTACTGGAACATGAATTTGCTCACCAAAAGCACTTCTGAAAGTTGCACCCTCATTTATAGGAGTTCCATACTGGTCTGCACGAACATAAACTTCGTGAAGAGTTCTCTCTTGATTGAGATAGTCTTGAGTGTTCTTATTCCACTGAGCCATTTATCAATCAATCCATTCTAATTTTGATGGGTGGTATCTGCTTGCTTTTTTAATATTGCAGTTCTTTTCTGCAATTGGATAAATCTGGTGAACAATTGCACCTGGATATTCTGTCTGCAATTCTTCACCTAAAGATTGTTTAGATGGAATTCCAGTTTTACTAACCAATTCCATCCGATAAAGACTTCCGTTCCACAGCACATCTGCAACATATTCTTCACCAACCGATTGTGGTTCTGGTTGAGAAGAATTGATGTAAAGATTTCCGTTAAAGTCTCCAGAAATATTTACAGACTCTGAGATGAACTGCTTAAAGGATTTCATTCTTCCTCTTGTGTTGAGCCATTAAACATTACATTTGCCACATCTGGTCTAAAATCATCAACTTTTTCTGCTGCTTTTGAAAACAAAAGATCTTTGATTTTATCGCTAATCTGCGAAGGTGATTCGTCAGCAGCAATCATATCCAGTAAATCATCCATTGTTAAAATTCCAATTAATAATCGTTTTTATTTATATCTCACCACCCTTAGGCATTTCCACTGCTTTAGCATTAACTTCAGTTGCTTTTTCTTGAGATCTTAAATCTGGTTCCATTACTGGTTGTCCAAGATCCATTTGGGAAGTTTGGTCTAAAGGTAATCCTGTTTGTGGATCGATTGATTGATTAGGGTCTGGAATTACTCCATCCTTAATTTCTTTTTTAATGAGAGCATCTTGTTCTAAAATTTCAATATCAGTTTGGCGAAGAACCTTTCTTCTCACATAATCTTGAGAGAAATACTTTCCAACATATGGTTCTGCAATCTGAACCATATTTAATCTTTCATTTAATAACTCTGCGTCCTTGAGTTCTGCAAAGTGATTGTCATATAAGAAATCATACTGAATATGCTCATCCATCTTATTCCAGTCTTCTGGAGTAATGATATTTTTGAGAATCAATTGAGTTCTCAACATATCACTAAACATATATGAGAATCTCTTTCTCAGACGAGCAACAAACTTACTGAATTTGACTTCATCTCTCAGAATTTCTGATGAACGCCCAAGATTAAATCCACCTTCCCCATCCATTCTTGATGGTGGAACATTGAGTGAACGATAAAGTTTCTTTTTAAAATATTCAATATCTGTAATTTCTCCAAGATTTTGTCCACCAGGAAGTGTAGAGATTTCTGTACCTCTTCCACCTTCTCTTCTTGGGAGCCAAAAGTCCTCAAGCATCGCCATAAATTTCTTATCATCACGCACTTCACCAGTGTTCGCATCATAAACAAGTTTATTACGATATCTCATCATAACGTCTCTGAGATATTGCTCTGCTTTTACCTTAGGAAGATTGCCAACGTCAATGTAGAAAATTCTTCTTTCTGGTGCGCGTGACAGACGGTAGATAACCAGTGAGTCCTCAATCATTCTTAGCTGGTTGAGTGACTTGATTGCCTTATGAAGATATGAAAGAGTTGACCCTTTATTTCTATCAACAAGTCCTGAAGTGCAATAAGTGACAGAATCTTTTGTCATTCTGACTCCAGAATTTGAACCACCTAAAGTTCCTGGAGCTGGAGTTCCAGTTGGATAAGTCATTTTTGGTTCATAGATGAAATATTCTTCAATCTCTGGAAAATCATAATCCATTGGATTGTCAATATTTCGGTTAGAAACTCTATACTTATCGTCCGGTTTCTTTTTTGCCTGACGAACATAACGCATTTTCATTGCGTCAATGTATCTCAGTTCTTGAATTCCTGCTTCTGGATTCTTTAAATCAATTACTTTGTGATAATATAATCTACCATCAACGTACCAATTTCTGTATATCTCGTGGGACTTTTTATCAAAATCTAAAAGTTCTAAAATATGTTTAAATTCTTGTCTGATTTTTTTCTTAATACCATCACTGGCGTTTAAATTATCAAGATCAATTTGGACAGGACTATCATTACTATCCGACACAATTGCTTCGTTTACGATATCTTCAATGGCACTATCGCACTCTGGGTGAAGTGCCATTTCACGATATCTCTTAATAAGATCAAACTCTGTTCTATATACACCTTCAATATCTACATAAGAGCCAAAAAATCCACTACTTAAATAATGGTCAACCCCGTCCTCCTTATTGGGGGGGACGGGGGAAACTGCACCAGAGGATACTGGTTCGTTATCTTCAATCGAAAAACCAAATAGTCTCGCCATAATTTATTTTTTACTTGTAACTTTATACTATTTATTACTCGCCTAAGTCGCCTTGTACTGCTGGAGTCCAGTATTGAACTTGGAAGGTAACAGTGAATTCCTCAATAGTATCAGTTGACTCATATGACAATTCAATAGCAGAAAGAGCGGTTGGGAAAATACTATGAAATTTATAGATTTTATCCACAGTATCGCGATTGTTATTTTTATTTCTCAGAACTAATCCCTCACCTTCTCCGGCAGTTGTTCTGATATTAGATTCAGATCTGGTTAGTTGCTTTACATAAGCATCAACCATATAAGTTTTTGGGTCAGTAGCACCGCTGGCATCTCCATATTGTCCGATATAATTCATCCAGTCTTCCATTACTCTTCTGATGGAGAAACTTTCGTCATTGATAATTGTAATAGTCCAGTCATCGAAAGTTCTATCTCCAGCAACCTTAAAATTTCTTCCTCTAAATGGAATGTCAATCATTCCAATGTTTGAAGCAGGTAACTGTGCTGCTTTACAAAGAATAGAGAAGTCCTCGCCAAGAGTTCCACCTCCAGGAATAGCCCCAGGAATTCTTACTTCAAATAGATTAGGACGAGCACCACCACCAATAAGAGTGGATTTAAATTTTTGGATAGTAGATTCAGCCATTTTTTGGTTCCTCCTTGTAGTTTTTAATTAAAATCAAACAGTTCCAGCAACTTCTTCAAAACTTACCCCTGTTCTGGTAGCAACAAAAGTAAGAGTTACGTAGTTGATAGACTTAGCTGGTTTCAGATAAATGTCAGCTCTAAACTCATTATTATCGATAACATCTGGGGTGTTGTTTGATGTATCGCAAACTACCAAGAATCCATAGAGACCACGCTTTGCCTGAACGTCACGGAGATATGGTTCAACAATATTTCTAAAGTTTGCTCTCGTAATCTCATCATTCAGTTCAAAGAGTTGTGCTTGAGCAGATCTTTGAAGTGCTTGCTCAACTGTGAGGAAGAGACGACGAACGTTAATTCTATCGAATGCAGAAGCATATCCAAGAGCAGTTTTATCACCAAAGAGAAGAATTCCAATACCAGGTTGATTTACAATCGAATTAATTCTCTGTGGATAGAGTCTGTCTCTTTGTGCTTTATTTGGGTTGTATGCAAGTTTGATAGCATTGTTTAGAATGCCTCTTTGCTGACCTGCAGGAGAGAACCAAGGATACGCAACAATAGAAGTTCTGACCATCAGACCTGCAACGTCTGCGTTACAAGGAATGTAGCGGAACTTATTATTGAATCTATCATAGGTATACTTATATCCACTATCAAATACAGCATAAGAAGAAGATGAAAGTGGAGCAAAGAACTCTAGAACATTATCAGTCTGAGTGTCTGCATTAGTAATATCAACAACATCAGTGCGATGTGGAGAAATTACTGCAACACAATCTTTTCTTGAGTTTGCAATAGAAATCAGGTGATTTGCTTTTGCTTGCGACTCAAACTTGCTCGATAAACCAGGTCCCATTACTAGATAATCAACTTCAATCTCATCTTTGTTTGAGAAGAGATTATAAGCAGTGAATAAGTCTCCAAGAGTTGCGGACATTCCACCACTATTGGAATAATCTTTACCGCCGCTTAGTGTGTAAGTTACATTGCCGAGAGCACTGTAGGTTTTATCTTGTACGTCTTTGTTCCAAAGACCCTCAGAATTAGTGAACTCAGTAAATGCGGTTGAGAAACCTGTTGCAACTACAGGTTCGTTTAAATTTAGTTCATCGGATGGATTATCTCCAACATAAACATAATTTGAATAAACTGCCAGATAGTTCTTCCACCAAATCTTCTGTGGTGAATTTACTGCTGAGACTGCATCAGTTGCCTTAGAAAGTCCAAGATGCTTTTCTAATAGGTTTCCTTGAATTCCAGTTACTGTTCCTGTATCATCAACAATAACTACATGGATTTCATCACTTCTTCCATTTCTATTTGCAGCATATTGTGATGTTCCTGGTTTTGGTGCAATTGAATTCCAATAGATTGCAGTGTTACTTAATGTAAGAACCTGCTGGTCATACCAATCAAGAATTGGGTTTACGCCAGTGTTAATCGTTGAAATACCAGAAGTTACTGCAGCACCTGCACTATTAATTAGATTAACTGTCAAGTTACCGCCACCAGTTGCAGATTTAAATGACTGAAGTTGTGATTTTGCTGCATAAGTAACTTCTGTTTCTACACCTGCTGTAGAAACGATAGAATTAATCTTAACTTCGATAGTGCTTGCACCAATACCAGTAATGATTCCTTTCAGGTAACCATTAAATACTGAAGTTGTTCCAATACCCGCTGATTGAACATTGGTGAGTGTAGTTGTGACACCCATACCAACAGATGCTACTGAAGTAAATCCAGAACCTACAGTAAGAATTTGATCCGCCTTGTCATCAATTACACAAACTTTTAGATTATTTGCCCAGGTTCCTGGATTCTTTGCGGCAAAAATATAGTTTGCAATATCATCCGAATAATTTGCCTCATAATCATCAAAGTTTTTGATTTTGAGTGTTGGTTCACCTGCTGTCGAAACACCAGAAGCGTTTCTGATTGCGTTAGCATTTACAAGGTTTGTTCCATCAACTCTTGCAACTTTAAGTACGCCACCATATGAAAGGAATGAAGATGCACTCATCCAGTACTCATACTGTGCATCTGTAGAAATTGGTTTACCAAAAACGTTAATTAGTTCGTTTTCAGTTGCAATATCAATCGCTTCTTCAACTGGACCAAGTGCAAAAGGACCCGCAATTGCTCCAATGTTATCTAAAACATTATCAGCTCTTCCTACTGTTAAATCAACCTCTCTGACGAGTACGCCTGGAGATAATTGAGGAGTCGCCATGTTTTTCTCCGTAAATCTCAGTTAACTAAAAATTATTTATTAAAAAGTTACTTTACGTGGAAGGAAACACGACG